GACATCGAACGCATTTGCACGCACGTCAAAGGTGATTTGGCGGGCAAGCCGTTTGCGCTGGAGTTGTGGCAACGCGAATATATCGCAAATCTATTCGGAACCATTGGTTCGGATGGGTTGCGTCAGTACCGCACCTCGTTCGTGTTTCTACCGCGTAAAAACGGGAAATCAAACCTCATCGCCGCGATCGGTTTGTATTTGTTATTTGCCGACAACGAACCCGGTGCGGAAATCTACGTCGCCGCGGCCGACCGCGAACAAGCGAACGCAATCTTTGAGGTTCAAAAACAAATGGTTTTGAATTCAACGTTTCTTCGTGGCAAATGCAAAATCTACCGAAATAGCATCACGTTAAACGGCACAAATTCGTTTATCAAGGCAATCAGCGCGGACGCATCCACGAAGCACGGATTCAGCGCCCACGCGGTGTTGTACGATGAATTGCATTCGGCACCAAACCGCGAATTGTGGGAGGTTCTAACGACGTCCGTGGGCGCACGTTCCCAACCATTGGTTTTGGGCATTAGTACGGCGGGAATCGACCGCGGTGGGTTGTGTCGTGAATTGTACGAATACGGAAAACGCGTGTTGACGGGTGCGATTGACGACCGAACGTTTTTACCCGTTATTTATGAGGCACCGATGGACGCCGACCCATTCGACCCGGCGACGTGGGCAATGGCAAACCCGAACTTGGGTATTTCGGTTCGCACGGAGTATTTCGAAAAGATGGCGGCCGAGGCGAAGGTATTGCCGACGTCGGAAATTGCGTTCAAACAACTGCATTTGAATCAATGGATTTCCGCGTTCGACGGATGGTTGACCGATACCGATTGGATGGGTTCGATTGGGGAAGTTGATTTAGAGGAACTGCGCGGTCGAACGTGTTTTGGCGGGTTAGACCTCGCCGCCGTGTCCGACGTCACCGCATTCGTTTTGGTGTTTCCGATGGACGACGGCGAATTGAAGGTGGTTTCGAAATTCTTTGTTTCGCAAGCGGCCGTTGACCAGCGCCGCGGTCGGGTGGGTGCGTCGTACGACGCGTTCGTTTCGGTCGGTGATTTGATTGTAACAGACGGCAATTCAACGGATTACAACGTGATATTTGAAGTGATGGTTGAACTTTCAAAGGTGTACGACATCAAGTCGGTTGCCTTCGACCGCTGGAACTCGTCGGCATTGGTTCAGAAGTTGGTCGAAGCCGGTTTCGACATGGATCCGTTCGGCCAAGGGTTCGCGTCAATGACGCAACCGATTCGTGAAATGGAAATCTTGGTAAAGAAAAAGAAACTACACCACGGAGGCAATTCAATGCTTCGTTGGATGGTTTCGAACGTCCAAACCAAGTTAGACGAGGCGATGAACGTCAAGTTCGTCAAGAATAAATCGGGCGACAAGATTGACGGCGTCGTCGCATTGGCGATGGCGATCGGTGAATACATGACCGCAACACGGAACAACGGCGATTCGGGTTCCGTGTACGACCAAACTGGAATACGATACCTATGAAAAAGAAACCGCAAGTATTTAAAAATCAATGCGCCACGATTGATTCCTTCAACCAATTGTTCAAGGTTTACACCGACGAGGGCGCACAAAAAATCGAGGCGTACGAAATGTGTGAATTGATGCACGTTTCGGTTTACGGACGCCGCCGATTCACCCAATACCAATCATTTCAAAATTGCCTAAACAATGCTAAAAGACGCGAAACACACGAATGAAAAGATTTCCGAAATCATCGAGAAACTCGAAGATTTGGTTTTGTCCAAAAACACGACGTACGGCGATTCGTTACAAAACCCCGTGCGGGTTTTCTCGAAATCGTCGTCGGTTGAATCCATTTGCGGACGCATCGACGACAAGTTGTCCCGCATTCAAGCCGTCGGCGTGAACGACGAAACCATTGACACAATCTACGATTTGATGGGGTATTACATTCACCTTTTGATTGCCTACGAACGGGAAAACTAACATTGTTCGAAAGTTTTTGTTTATTTATTTGCTTCGTATTGATGCGCCGTGTATTTTATTTATTTATTTATATATCCCTAAAGGGATATATAAATAAATAAATAAAATCAACAACGCGTGTCAATAAATTTTTTCGGTCAATTCGTACGCGGTATGGAATAGGTTTCGTATTTTTGATAGGGATTCCCTTACCATGGCCGAAACGCAAACAACCATACTTGACCGATTCCGCGGATTGTTCCGCGCATCGCCCAACAACCCGTCAACGTCGTTGGCCAAACCAGCCGAATGGTTGTTTTCTGACGATCGTTCGAAAACGGGTGTTTCGGTAAACGAAAAAACCGCCATGACGTTTTCGGCGGTTTGGGCTTCAGTTCGCATTTTGTCGGAAACAATCGCGTCGTTGCCGTGGAACGTTTACACGACCGAAGACGAGTCACCCGTCGCGGTGGCGAATCACCCGATGACGAAAATCCTTCGCCGTCCGAATCCGATGATGACGTCAATGACGTTCCGCGAAACGATGATGGCGAACCTTGCGCTTCACGGCAACGCATACGCATTCATCGAGCGCGACGGAACCGCCGCCGTCACCAAGTTGGTTCCGATTCACCCGCTACGGGTTGAAATCAAAGTTGTCGACGGCGAAAAATACTACCACGTCGACAAAAAAGAGGTTTACGCCGATTTCGAAATGATTCACGTTTGTGGATTGTCGTTCGACGGCATGGTCGGTATTTCACCGATCAAGGCCGCCCGCGAAACCTTTGGAATTGGTTTGGCGGCAAACCAGTTCGGCGCACAATTTTTCGGCAACGGCGCAAACGTCGGTGGCGTGTTAACGCACCCCGGACGTTTGTCGGACGAGGCGTACACGCGAATCCGCAATTCGTGGGCAAATTCATACGGCGGTTTGGGCAACGCCCACAAAACCGCAATTCTCGAAGAGGGGATGAAAATCGAGCGCATGACGATTCCGCCCGATCAAGCGCAATTTTTGCAAACACGCGAGTTCCAAGTCGAAGAGGTTGCCCGCTGGTTTCTTATTCCGCCGCATATGCTGGGCGATTTGAAAAATTCCGCCACGCGTGCGAACGTCGAGGAACAAGGTATTCAGTTTGTCCGCAATACGATTCGCCCATACGCCGTGCGTTGGGAACAAGAATTCACGTTGAAACTCTTTGGTTTGGAATCGCCGTTTTTCGTCGAGTTCAACCTCGAAGGTTTGTTGCGTGGTGACATTAAATCGCGATACGATGCGTACGCCGTCGGCCGCCAATGGGGTTGGTTGTCGGTGAACGACATTCGCAAAAAAGAACAATTGCCCGACGTCGAAGGTGGCGACGTGTACCTCCAGCCTTTGAACATGGTGAACGCGGGCGAAGACACAAGCATTTAAAAAAATGGAAAACATTGAATCCCGCGCAATGCCGGGCGACCTCGAATTAGGCGATTTCGTGCGTTGGAATTCGTCAAACGGGTTCGCGTATGGTCGCGTCATTGAAATCGCAATGGATGGCGAATTAGAGGCCGATTCGGGCTTTGTGGTAACGGGTACGCCCGACGACCCCGCCGCAAAAATCCGCGTGTACGAATTCGACACCGAAATCGAGGCATTTGTCGAACAACAACCTCCGTTGAACGTCGTTCATCGTTTTTCCACACTTGAGGAATACGACGCCGACGTTCGCAAGAACGTTCCCATCATGGAGCGCCGTACCACAACCCAACGCGCCGACGTTATGGGTCAAACGATTCGCGGTTATGCGGCCGTATTCAATTCGCCGTCCGAAGATTTGGGCGGGTTCATTGAATACATCGCACCGGGAGCGTTCGACGACGTCATGAACGACGACGTTCGCGGGTTCTACAACCACGATTGGAACTATCTACTTGGTCGCGTATCGTCGGGAACCCTTCGTTTGTCGGTCGACGAAAAGGGTTTAATGTACGAAATCGATTTGCCGAACACGACATACGCCAACGATTTGGCCGAATTGATGCGCCGCGGTGACGTCAATCAATCGTCGTTCGCATTTATGATCGAATCCGACAAATGGGAAATCAAAAACAAACAAAACGTTCGTACAATCACGAAGGTTTCGCATTTGATTGACGTTGCGCCCGTTGTTATTCCCGCCTACCCCGCCGCCACATCGCAACTGGTGTCGCGCGCATTAAACGTTGACGAGGTCGTCGACGTACCACAAACCGAACCAATTGGTTTGGAAAACGAAAACGTGAACGAGGTCGAACGGCCGAATTTGCGCTCTTTAATTCTACGAATTATTAACCTCAATTCATAAATCATGAATTCAATCCAACTGCGCGAAAAGCGCGCCGCGTTGGTCAACGAAATGAATCACATCGTTGCCGCCGCACAAACCGAAGGCCGTTCGCTGAACGCCGAAGAAAACCAAAAGTTCGATGCAATCGAGAACGACGTTCGCTCACTTGGTGAGAGTGCCGAGAAAATCGAGCGCGCCGAGCAAATGAAAAAGGAGATCGCCGCCGGTCGTGAAGCACGCGCCGAACAAAAGGAGATCACCAAGCGCGAAGCGTTTTCAAAGTACCTCCGCCACGGCCTTGGTGCATTGAACAACGAAGAGCGTTCACTCGTTGAACAACGTGGAACCGACCCACAATTGACGACCCCAGCATCTGCCGGTGGTTACCTCGTTCCCGAAGATTTCTCATACGCCCTTGACGTAGCAAGCAAGTTCACCGGTGAGGTTGAGCGTCTTGCACAAGTTCTGAACACCCAAAGCGGTGCAACGTTGCCTTACCCAAAGGTTGACGACACAAGCGTTGTTGGTGCTATCTTGAGCGAAGGTTCTGCCGACGCCGTTAGCGATATGACCTTTGCCGCTTTGAACCTTGGTGCGTACACCTACACGTCTAAAATCGTTAAGGTTTCTTACCAACTGCTTCAAGACGCCGCTTTCGACCTCGACGCGTTCCTCGTTGACACCCTTGGTCAGCGTATCGCCCGCGGACAAAACGCGCATTTCACGACCGGCGACGGATCAAGCAAGCCAACCGGTATCATCACCGCTGGTTCATCTGCCCTTACGACCGCAAGTGCAACCGCCATCACGGCCGACGAAATCCTCACGCTTATCCATAGCGTTGACAAGTCGTACCGCAATTCACCAAAGTTTGCCCTTATGGGTGCCGATTCTACGGCCGCCGCTATCCGCAAACTTGGTGTTGGTTCATCTAACGATTTCCCCGTATTCGTACCGGGTATGGCCGCTGGAGAACCCGACCGCGTATTCGGTGTACCATTCTACGTCAACAACGACATGGCCGCAATTGCTTCAACCAACAAACCATTGGTTGCCGCTGATTTCAGCAAGTACGTTGTTCGCAATGCTGGTGGTGTTCAAATGCTTCGTTTGAACGAGCGTTACGCTGATTCTTTGTTGGTTGGTTTCATTGCGTACAAGCGTTCTGACGCTGGTGCCATCAATGGTTCTGCCATCAAGTACATCACTATGAAAACTGCCTAATCGAATGGAAATTCGATTCCTCACAACCTTGGTTGGTAACGGGTTTGCATATCGCTCGGGCGAGGTGCATACCCTTACCGCCGAGGCGGCGATGGAGTACGTTGGCGCGGGTTTGGCGGAAGTTATCGCCAAGCCCGCCGCCCAACGGGCTGAACGCGCCGTTCCAAAGTCAAAGACGGAAAAACGCTAAACCATGAACGCACAAAAAACCATTCAAATTGTCACGCCTCCAGCGTCGGAACCATTAACATTGGCCGAGGTTAAGGAATTTTTACGCGTTGACCATTCGGATGACGACGTAACGTTGGCCATTTTTATCACGGCCGCGCGTCAATTGTGCGAATCATACACCCGAATGGCGTTGTTGCCAACGACGTTCGAGGAATACTTTGACGATTTCCCGCAGTATTCGGGCGATTACAAAGACGAAATTCGTTTGTCACGTTCGCCGGTGTCGGCCGTGACCTACGTTAAATACATTGACGGAAACGAAACCACGATCACGGCGAACGCCGCTGATTACAAAATTGACACGATTTCGCGCCCCGCGCGTATTTCACCCGACAACGGATGGTTCGGCACATACGAAACCATCAACGCCGTGTTCGTGCGTTACGTTGCGGGATTTGCCAACGCCGCCGCCGTTCCCGCGCCGTTGAAACACGGCATGATGCTCGTCATTGGCGACATGTACGAAAACCGCACGGATTCCGTGAAGCGTTTGCCAACGGCGTCGGAATATCTTTGGAATCCATACCGCGTTTTCGAATTCTAAAATGAACCCCGGCGATTTCGACCAGCGCATCACGATTCAAAGCGTGACCGAATCCGTTGATACATTTGGTCAACGGGTGCAAACGTTTTCCACGTTGGCGAACGTGTGGGCGAAGGTTGAGGAAAAAAGCGGTTTCGAAGGTGAACAATCCGAGCAAATCGTCGCTACACGCAAAGTTCAATTTTTGATTCGTTACCGAAACGACATCAACGAACGGATGCGCGTTGTATACCGCGGCAAAACGTACATGATTGAATCGATCATAAACGACGACGCCCGCAAACATTCAATGCGAATCCATACCAAATTGTCGGACTGATGGCACGGACGTACAAACACAAAGGTGGTGACGTCGGTGGTATCGGCATCGATGGTGCGGAATTAAACCGAGAATTTTCGCGTGTGCTGAACGAACTTTCCAAATTCGCACACGCCATCGACGCGCGTGATTTGGGTAAACTACAACGCGACGCAATGCGTATCACGCGCGACGCGATGAAGGCCGAAATTGACAACGCCGACCAAACAATCAAAGTTTACCGCAACGGCGGTTTGTATGCGGAAATCCAACCGGGAACGTTGGCAAAATCAATTGGTATTGGAAAAAGCAAAACAAACAACGCCCGTTTGTTTTCCGCATATTGGGTCGGCCCACGCGTCAAAGGTGCGTTCAAAGACCCCGAAAAAGGCGGTTGGTTCGCGCATTTCATTAACTACGGAAACATCAAGTCGGGCCGGTACGGCGGTTCAAACTTGGGTTTTGCCGACCGCGCCAAAGCGCGCACGATGCAACTGGTGACGGCCAAATTCACGGCCGACGCAAAGGCATACATTGAAAATGAATTCAACAAATCGGTGCAATGATTGGTAAAGTAATCAAATCAAAGTTCACGACCGATGCGAATTTGAATTCGTTGTTCGGGGGCCGTGTTTTTCCGTTGGTCGGCGCCCAAGCGCAACCGACGCCGTACGCCATTTACGAGGTGATAAATAACACGCCGTCCCGAACCAAAGATTCGGATTCGCACATTGATTCCGTCGACGTGCGAATCACGCTTATTTCCACGAACTATTCCGACACCGCAAATGGTATCGATTATGTCCGCGCCGCATTCGTTCGGATGCGCGAAATTATTTTGGACGTTGCCGTTCAAAGTTGTAAATTTGAAGGTGAAAGGGATTTGTTTTCGGACGACGAACGCTATTTCGCCAAGCAAGTTGATTTAACATTTAGAATCATCAAATTATGATCAAAATTGAATTGAAAAAAGATTGGGAAATGATGCGTGAGCGCGTCGTTCTCAAAGGTTCGTTCGTCATGGTTCCGCATCATACGGCCGAACAACTCAAAGCCGCCGGTTTCATCGTTAGCGACGAAGACGACGCAAAACCCGAAATTAAAACCCCTAAAACTAAATAATCATGCCCGCATCTACTGCCATCATGAACGCAACCGACGTACTGATTCAATTCAGCACGGACGGCGTAACTTACGACGAAGTTGGACGTATGACCAACGCGTCATTGTCAATTTCAATGGAAACCCGCGACACATCAACCAAAGATTCAGCCGGATGGCGTGAACTTTTGTCGGGCCAACGCTCATGGTCTTTGTCCGGCGACGGATTGGTTGTGTACTCACTTACGAGTGCCGACGGATATTCCGACCTTTTCGGTTACCTTAACGGACGCACGAACCTTTACGTCAAGTTTGGTTCAACCGCAAGTGGCGAAAAATACTACTCGGGCCGCGGATTCATCACCTCACTTGACCAAGAGGCGGGTGTTGAGGACAACGCAACGTTTTCGTTCTCGTTCGAGGGAACTGGCGTACTTGCCGAAACGGCGAACGCCTAACAATTAACGGGGGCGGAAACGCCCCCATTTTTTCTTTTTTATGGTTGAATACATCGAAACAAACAACAAGCGTTTTCCCGTACGATTCGGGTTCAACGCATTGCGTGAATTCTCACGCGTGACCGGAATGCCGTTGGCGTCTTTGTCAAACCTTCAACACGACATCACCCTTGACCAAGCGATCACCTTGGTTTGGTGTGGTTTCAAAGACGGCGCACGCAAAGACAAAATGCCATTCAAAATGGCGGTTGACGACGTCGCTGATTTACTTGACGACGACAACACAATTTTGGAAAAGGCGTTCGACATTTTCGGTCGGCAATTCAACACCGAGGAAGAAAAAAAATAACGGGCCAAAGCATCGACGGCAACGCCGAATTTGAAATACCTACATGGGACACGATTGAAGCGTACGCCTTTGGCCAAATTGGATTGACGCCGTCGCAGTTTTACGATATGACCCCGCGCGAGTTTGCGAACACGTCGCGGGGTTTTTCGGAAAAACTGCAAGCACAATACCGCGCCGACTGGGAACGGGCGCGGTGGATCGCGTCGGTAACAATTGCGCCGCACACAAAAAAGCGTCTGAAGCCGACCGATTTAATTCGGTTCCCGTGGGAAAATAAACGTCAAGGGCCAAAACGCGTGTGGTCACGCGGTGAAGTCATTGAGGCAATCAATCAAAAGTTCGGCACACGATGAATCTTTCGTCAATTAACCTTCGGTTTTTCGCAAACATCGCCCCGTTGGTGGGCGGGTTGAACAAAGCCGAGCGCGCGCTCGACCAAACGGGCAAAAAATTCGAATCAGTCGGTCGGTCGTTGACCAAATCGATTTCCCTACCAATGGCGGCCATCGGCACATTGTCGGTTGCCGTGTTCAGCGATTTCGAACAACAAATGGCCGAGGTCAAAGCGGTATCGGGCGCAACGGCGGATGAATTCCAAAAACTAAAGGCTGACGCCGAGCGATTGGGTGCATCAACCATTTTTACCGCAAAAGAGGTTGGCGCACTACAAACGGAATTTGCAAAATTGGGTTTCACCGCTGGCGAAATCACGCAAGTAACTGAAGCCACATTGTATTTGGCCCAAGCGACGGGCGAAGATTTGGCTCGTTCGGCGGAAGTTGCTGGTTCAACGCTTCGTGCATTTGGTTTGGATGCGTCACAAACCACGCACGTCACCGACGTCATGGCGGAATCGTTCAACAAATCTGCATTGGATTTGTCAACGTTTGCAGATTCAATGAAGTACGTTGCGCCAGTTGCGGCGGCGGCGGGCATTTCGCTCGAAGAAACGTCCGCAATGCTTTCGGTTCTCGCAAATTCGGGAATCAAAGGTTCGATGGCGGGAACCGCATTGCGAAAAATCATTGGCGACCTTGGTACGGGCGCTCAACCCGTCACGGAAAAAATCAAAGAATTGGCCGCGTCGGGAATCACGTTTTCCGACGCGAACGAAGAGGTCGGACGAACCGCACAATCGGCGTTGTTGGTGTTGGCGAAAGGGTCGGCACAAATCGACCCGTTGACCGCGTCATTTGAAAAGGCCGACGGGGCGGCACGAAATATGGCGTCTATTATGGGCGACACCCTTCAAGGTTCAATGAAGGGTTTGTCGTCGGCCTCCGAAGGTGCAATGATTCAAATTGGCGAATTGGTTTCGGCGGCATTCCGCCCGTTGGTTGAATTCGCAACGAAGGTGTTGACGGCGTTCAACGAAATGAACCCAACCATCAAAAAAATTGTGGTTGGTTTTGCGTTGGCCACGGCAACGATTGGCCCCGCAATTCTCGCATTCGGCGGTTTGGTTCGCACATTCGCAATGCTCAAAGCGGCGATGCTGGCCGCAAACCCCGCGTTGTTTGCCGCGGGTGCCGCCATCGGATTGATTGGTTCAGCAATGATGGTGAATTCGTCGGCGATGCAAGGCGCAACGGGCGAACTGATCCGACACAATGCCGAGGCGAATTCGTTGATTGCCGTCATCAAAGACGAAAACACATCGCAAGAGGTACGCAACGCGTTGATTGACAAGTTCAACGCCAAGTTCGGTTCATACATCGGAAACATCGACAAAGAAAAAACATCAATTCAAGACCTCGCAAAATTCCAAGCAACGTTCAATGACGAGTTGGCGCGGAAAATCAAAATCGCTGGTGCTGAAAAGGTGTTGACGCGTGAAATGGAAAAGGCCGCGCAAATCCAAGCGGATTTGATTGACCTCGAAACACGCCGCGTTGAAGCCCAAACCAAATTGCAGAAAATCCAAGCGCAGAACGACCCCGCGCGAACGGCGGATTTGGAACTGAACTTGATGCGTACGATTGAAGACGTCACCGAATCAATTGCTCGCAAAACCAACCAGTCGAAGGCATTGACAAAGGAGGTCGGGAACCTTCAGTCAAAGATGGAAAAAATGAATCCATCGATGGAATCGGCCGCGACCACAACGGCCGCCGCTGGCGATGCCGCCGCAAGTACATCGGGCAAGGTTAAAAAATTAAAGGAAAGTTACACCGATCTAAACGCCGAAACCGCGCGATTGGCGTCATTGCAAGGTCAATACCTCCGCGAGATGGCGGCGCAGACCGACCAACAACTAAAGCAAGACATTCAGTTTTTGCCCGCAATGGAACCAATCGACATGGAGGATTTGGTCGACCCCGTTGTGTTCCAACAATTACCCGCGGGATTTGCTAAACTCAAAGACGCGGCGATGGATTTGAGCGCAAGTATTTCCGGCGCAATCAACCAAGCGGCCGTCAACTTTGCGGTTGGTATCGGTGAAATGATTGGCGCCGCCGCCGCCGGCGGTGATGGAATCGCAAGTTTTGGAACCTTCGCGTTGCAATCGTTGGCGGGTCTGCTTCAACAAGTCGGTGAAATGGCAATCCAAACCGGTATTGCGTTGCTCGGAATCCAAGTCGCGTTGAAAACATTGAACCCCGCAATCGCCATCGCGGGCGGTATTGCGTTGGTTGCGTTGGCGTCGGGAATCCGCACGTCACTTGCAAAAAAGGCGGGTGCCATTCAAGGCGGCGGAACCA